CGAGAAGAAAGACACGATTGAAAATATCGTGTACAACCAGCTCGACGTGAAGGTTGAGAACCTCGATGCCATCGTGAAGGCTAAGAACGTCCGCCTGGCTTCAATCTAAGGTAGGCTCGTAGCCTAATTTACGGGATACCTTAACGTGATAGGGAATGGGCAGCACTCTTGCACTAACAGTGTAGGAGTGCTGTACCTCCTTCCGATAAGTGTCCCAAATTGTTTTCCTTTTGAAGAGGAGTAGTTTCGATGGCAGAATCAAGATATTTTGTGTATCAGGGCTCTGCTTCGTATTCGAAGATTGCTGATGATGGGTCAGCCGTTTACCAGTTCAGACCTGGTAGTCCGGTAGAAGTGAAAAACTTCAATGACCAGATGAAATTCGCGGGAAACCCGGATTTTATTGAGACGGATAAGAAAGGTAAGCCCGTCGAAAACAGCGAACTTCCTACGAACAATGGCCCCGCTGGTGCTATCTCTTATGTGACGATGGGAGGGGAGAAACCTGCTCCGGCAGCCACACCCCCTGAACCCAAAGCAGAGGAGAAGCCTGCTGAACCCAAGAAAAAAACTTCCAGCGCTAAGAAAAAGAGCGCCAAGAAGAGCGCAGGGAAGTAGGAGACGCTGATGTATCCGTTCAGATATTGCACTGTTGCTGAAGCCAAAGCCTATTCCGGAACGGAACAAGGGGTGGACGAAATACTCCGCCAAATTGAGCTTTGGAGTGAAACCATTAACCGTATTACAGGGAAGTGGTTTACCCCGCTTTACTTTGCGGGACAGATGGAGCAGTTGTATGATGGACGGTTTGTTATGCGTGGTAAGGTTCCTATCATTGAGATATCGGAACCAGTCGAAGCGGACTTTTCGCCTAACGGCGGATACAAGGATTTGCCTTTCGATACTGAGCACGTAGTTGTTCAGAGTGCTGAGGATAATGCTGAATACAGTTCGCTTTTATACAGTCAAGTCTCGGTAGCTGGTTACTTTGGTTGGCTTAATCATGCACGTACCAAAGTAACCACTACCGTTACGACTGCTGCTGCGGAAGGTTCGGACACTCTTGTGTTCGACTCGACTGCGGGAATGAGCAAAGGAAGTGTCGTGCTCATTGATAATTATGTTTCTGCTATTATTTGCGAAGTATGCGATGACCATATTGTTAAAGTTGACCCGCTAGCCGAAAGCGTCGCAGTTGACGACGAGGTTATCGTGTTTGGACGCATACCTCGGGATATAGTTTATTGTACACAGGAACTCGTAGCCAAGAAAGGCGGAGGTCTCCAAGCGCAACGGAGTTACCAGTTTCAGCAGATGATGGTAAGTGAGACTACGGATAGTTATACGTACCGCTTAGCTGACCCAGGAGCTTCGGCATACGGGATTAATTCTGTCGGAACAGGAATTAACGAAGTTGATAAGATTTTGATGAGGTATCGTACGAACGTTGACGTGAGGCTTATATAATGAGTGACCCGTTAGTATCTTCGATTGATTATGATGCTCTTCCGATGAGGATGGCATTAGCTAAAATCAAGATAGCACAGCTCCGTATGAGCCACACTCATGTTGATAGAGTTTACGGAGAAGCCGTAGGGAAAGAAGAGCGCAAGACTGTTACTGTATATGGTCAGAACAACTCCGCAGCGATTAAGCGGAAAACAGCGACTTCTACTGGTGATAGGATTAATACTGCCGGGCATCTTGTATTCAAGAAGAAGGACCTGGACGATGCCGGAGTAGTTTTAAGAACCGGTGATTATATTATAGAAATTGCCGGAGCAAAAGTAAATTTTGAAATTGTCGAAGTTCGCCCTGAGAGTATTCTCGGGGGGAAACAGCGTTTAATATATGCAGACTACATGGCTGCAAAAGAAAGGTCGTCAGTATAATGGCACTCGCAACACTCGGAAAAATCAAAGCTACTAAGGGAGCACGCAAAGCTCTTAGTATCAATTTCCGTTTGGGGCGGACTAGTCGTTATTATAAGAGTGATATCCGCCGTGCACAGAAGGCTTTAGTTAAGCTTCCTGATGTTTTGATGTTATCTTTTAAGAGAGCGACTGGACGTGCGACGTTTGTTAAAGGATTGAAGACAGTATTTGCAAATACTGCTCAAGCAGCAGCATCGCAAGTGCCTTTACGTGAAGCGACAATCCGTATACGTGAGTATATGAATAGTGAGTTAGGATATCCTATGGCATCGTCTGATAAAGTGATGGTGCATAGCGGGCGTATGTTAACTGACGGGATAGATGTCGGAGCTACCGGAAAAGGGAAAAACTTCAGCTTGTGGGTCGGGTTTTCTGCGAGATTGCGGTCACCCGTTCCTGTAAAGACGCCGCATAGCGGATTATCCTATGCTGACGTAGCTCGTAGAATTGAATCGGGATTTGTTATTCCGATTGATAGTACTGTGAAGGAGCTGTTTGCCAATGCTGGATTAAAGCTGAACACGAAGAAGCGTAAAGCTCTTTATGTTAAGCCGAGACCCTTCATGGATAAAACTGCTCGAGTAACGATACAATATATTTATGATGTCGGTTTGAAAGAGACTGAAAAAGAAATTGATGGTGCTGCTGCGGAGGTTATACCGTTCTAATGGCTAGTCTAGTTTTTTGCGCAAACAGATTTGATGGATGGGAGATGTCAAGTAGGGATGCCTACCTTGATACTTCATCCCGTTTTATATCGTTGCGTAAGACGGATGTATACGGAAACTACGCGCGTGGAGGTATGTATTACCCTGCTGACTTCAAGAGTTATTCATTACGGGCGTCGCTTATCGATAGTTTTTTCGGGTTAACTGTTAGTGCAAGTGATTGCAAATTAGGATTTAGGATATCTACTGATGGAGGCAATCATTGGCAGTATTTTAATGGTCAGCGTTGGGTGACTATCGGGGGAGCCAGGGGTGGCGGCGGAGATTATGTTGGAGGACTTGGGATTCACATGCTTCTTGGGGACGACTACGATGAGCCTGAGTGGATGAATGAGAACAAATTCCATCAGGGGATACAGAGTCTTTCGCCCGGCGAGCGTAATATAATGATGTGGATTAAGATGTACCCGGTTGATTTGGATACTAAGCCTAAGTTTAACTGGATAGCTATTGATTTTGTCGAAAGTATCCGGGATAATTTTCTTGATGATAGTATTCGTTCAATATCTATGCACCTACAGAATTACTATTATTTTGATGACCGTGTCGTCAAAGAATTAGATAGAGCCGATACATATAGGCTTCCGTATACGACCAGGACTGACCCTGAAGGGAATACGGTCCCGGCGTCTACGATTGTCGAGTACGTCAGAGCATACAATATAGATGACGACCCGCAGAAAACGACCAACGTCGTTTCTGATTGGAGTTCTGACGGAAACATTACATTTACATCAGAGCAGGATGGATATGTTGAATTCCAGTTTGGTCATAGGCCACCAGTTCATGTTGAAACGAAGCCTATTGTCCAGTTATCTGATGAAGTTGCTCTTGTTATAGCAACTATTAATGAAGAAGAGTGGGGTCCCTATGAAGATAAAGTTGAAATAAACTAGTGGGACTTTTCTTCGCGAACATACCTGGAGCGTTGGGCAGAATTTCGTTTCGACCTCTTATGCCAAGCTCATCGTACAGAGCAGGCTGTTAGAATGGAGGAAGGGATACGTAGGCTCATTGAACGACGCTCAGTTTATTCTGAAGGGCTTGGAAGAAGATTGAAGTGGACTTTGCGGTATGATGAAGTCACGACACCTTCCAGAGTTATTGATGAACTTACCGTCGTGGACGTTCCACTACGGTTCGGGAGGTACCGTAGTATCGGAGCGGTTAAAGAGTCTAAGCTTGCTACCGATATTGATATTAACGTAATTGTAATAGAAAGGAGTGCTCAATATGAAGCAAGTTACTAATCTCACAAAAAATTTGAGAGCGTATGACTTAGACTCTTTCGACGAGAACGGTAGACGCAGAGCCGTACATCTTGCTCCAGGTGAAAGCGTATCTTTGAAGAACGATGACGCTGCATCGAGACAGCTTGTAGCAGCCCTTGACCGTAAAGAAATTTCGATTGAGGATGCAAAAGCTGCTAAGGAAGATAAGGAAGATAAGAAAGAAGAGAGTGGCGAGTCAAAAAAACCTGCAAAAAAATCAAGTAGTAAACCTAAAGATAAGGAGGATAAGTAATGGCGCAAAGATTACATCCGGATGTTTACGTTGAAGAAATCGGTGGACGTCCGACTCTCCTCGGAGTTGGAACGGGAACCGGTTCCTTCATAGGGACTGCTCCTAGCGGTCCTACGAATGTCGCTGTACTGGTCACCAACTATGCCCAGTATGAAAGCACATTCGGACCTGACGGTGGAAATCTCGATGAAGCTGTCAAAGCGTTTTTTGATAATGGCGGAACCAGGTGTTACGTCATTCGCGTCGTAGGGACCGGCGCACTTGCTGCAAGTGCATCTCTGGATGATATGGACGCTGACGCGAGGTACGTCGGTACAGAGATGAACGGAGCAACAATTACAACTACGCGGTATACGTGTCTGATTGACCCGTCAGATGACCTCGTATCCGCAACGGGGACTGAAGTTGACCTCGTAGATGCTTCCAATGTCGAGATTGGGGACATCATCAACTTTTGGGACGGAGCTGCATGGGTAGAGGTTCACGTTGTAGATATTGTTGGAAACAAGATTTACCACGCTGCCGTTACTTTCTCAGGCACCGTCAACGGAGTTACGACTCAGACTTACCCCGGTGTATGTGCTACGACACATAAGATTTCCACTCGGGTTAACGGTGTTCTGAGCAACGGCGTGGCTGTTACGCAGCTTACGCTTCAGAGCATCGGCGCGCTGGAAATCGGTGATGCTGTAAGCATTGTTTACTGGGATAGCGTCGGTGGCGCCGCCTATCAGTGGACTCGCAGAATTACCGCTATCAACGGTAATATAGTGACAATCGATTCCTCGATAACTCCGGGTGCAGACATGACTCCGTATGTCGCATCACTTGAGTTCAGTGTTGTCGTTTCGAATAACGGCGTTGTTATTGAAGATACTCTTGACAATCTTTCAGCAAGTGCTCAGAGTCCTCGATTCTACGGGACTATCGTGAATGCTACGACCGGTTCACAGAATATCTCGCAGTATGTCGAGCTGAGTTATACTGGCGGTGGTTCGAGTGTCGGCGATAACATTCCGTTTAATATGGCATCGCCGTATGACGGAAGCGCTGTAGCGATGGCTGGCGGAAATGCCGGTGGAACTCCGAGCAATGATGACTACATCGGGACTCAGACCGCTCCTCGGACCGGCATGGGTCTTCTGGAAGATGTTCGCGAAGTGAACATGCTTTCAGTTCCGGGTGTCACGACGGAAGCTGTGATTCTGGAAGGTGTTCGTTATTGTGAGATTCAGCGCGGGACCATTTCTTATATTTATGCTCGACCGGCTGGCTATAATCCCACTCAGATTAAGCAGTGGAGGAGCCAGGTTGTCAATGTGGACAGCAGTCATGCTATCCTTCTGTACCCGTGGTACAACATTGATGATGGTCTCGGCGGAAATAAACTCATATCTCCGGACGGAGCTTTCCAGGGAATATGGGCTCGTGTAGCCGGACAGCAGAATATTTCTGTTGCTCCTGCGAATGTTGTTGTTGCGAACGCTAAGAGTCTCGAATACGATGTATCGAACGGTGAGCAGGACATCCTGAACCCGCTCGGAATTAACTGCATCCGTGACTTCGGAACTCGCGGTATTCGTATTTGGGGTGTGCGTACTCTCACCTCTCTTACCGATGGACGTCATTACACGAACGTTCGCGGGCTGCTGAATTTCATCAAGGCTACAGTCTTTGAAGGAACGCAGTGGGCTGTTTTCAAAAACAGCGACCCGAAACTGTGGGGACAGATACGCAACGTTGTGACAAAATTCCTCCGTGGCCTGTGGCAGGAGGGTATGCTTTACCCGTCAGATGATATGGGTCGTGCTTTCTACGTTAAGTGTGACGCAGAAAACAATCCCGAAGAAGTACGCAACCAGGGGAAAGTCGTCTGTGAAATTGGCGTTAACCCGCCGCTACCCGCCGAGTTTGTTGTATTCAAAATCGGTCTGTGGGATGGTGGTGGGTCTATCACTGAGACCGTTTAATTGAAGGAGTCATAGTATGGCGAATATAGGACAAAGAGAGGTTTCACGGAACTACAAATATGAAGTAGAGATAGGTGCCATCGGTACCTTTGGATTCTCTATGGTATCCGGTCTCTCTGATGAATCTGAGGTCATTGAGTACCGTGAGGGAAATATGGCTGCATACCCGAGGAAACTTGTCGGTCAGGCGAGTTCCGGGGATGTTACGCTTGAGCGCGGTGCCGGCGATGACGAGGCTACCGCAGCGCTCCTCGGATGGAGAGAGACTGCGAAGACAATCATGGACGCAGGGGAACCCGGTTCTCCGTTGTCTATGGAAGATATTCGCGAGGATATCATCATCAGAGTTCAGGGTGAAATCGACCAGGCTGTTATACTGTCGTATAAGCTTGAGAATGCATGGCCTTCTGCCGTTGAAGTAGGCGACCTCGATGCAGGTGCATCAGAAGTTCTGATTCACACGCTGACCGTCGTTTCCGAGAGGACCAGCTTCGCGCAGCTCGACAGTTTCTAAGTAAAAAGACCGTTACTTCAGGGAGAGTCGTTTTGTCAGGCGGCTCTCCCTCAACCTTATTCTCTTGAAGGGGAATTAACATGGCAAAGTTTGATGAAGACACTGTAGATATTGAGCTTCTCTGTGGAGTGCTCAATGAGGATGGGTCGCTCGAAAAGAGCTGCACCATTAAGTCTATGACTGGTGGGCTGCGCAAAAAAGTAGCGCAGCCTGAAATGCGTAAGGACGGATATAAGATTATAAATGCTGTCCTGGACGCATGTGTTGTTTCTGTGGGTGGTAATCCCTTTACCCCGAGCCGTGAGGCAAAACGTTTACTCATGGCTGACTCGGACTATCTTCTTCTGAAGATACGTCAGCTTTCCCTCGGTGACCATATCGACCTCGACCTTAAATGTCCCGCATGCGGGAATTCGTGGGGCGGTACGCTTGAAATCGGAGACATAGAATGTTTTCCGATGGATGACGATGATTTCAAAATCGAGGATTTCGAAGCGAAGTTTAATGTTAAAACCGAAAACTGGGATTGTACTGTACGTCTTCCGAACTGTGAGGACCAGAAGATTATTGCCAAGCTTGCGCAGAACAATCCTATCGCAGCACAGCACCAGATGTACGCCCGTACGATATTAACTTCTGACGGGAAGAAAGTCGATGGAAAAGAACTCATGAAGCAGCTTGACGGGCTTCCTGTTAAGTACATTGACGAACTTACTGATGGAATTAATGAGAATCTTCCGGGGGGAGACTTCTCATAGCGCCGATTGCCCGAGTTGTGGACAGGAAGTCACAATGGAGGTTAGTGGCGCGGATTTTTTATTCTCGAGACCCAAAGCTCGAACGAAAGGAAAGTCAACGATTGGATAAACTCAAGAATAGCAGTTATTGCACTCGAGTTTCGCTTTGGGTATGCGGAATGTATCAATATGCCGCTTCCTACGTTGAAGTGGTTTGCGGATAAAGCGATGGAACGGATAGATAAAAAGAACGAGCAGGCGCGGAAAGCTGAAGCATCCGCACGGTCGGCACGAGCAAGAGGACGTAAAAGGTAGATAACTAATGGCAGTACGTGGTTTAATTGGAATGGGCATTCGGGTATTCGCTGAAAAACCGAAAGGTTTGGAGAATATCCTGCGCACCAATAAATATCTCGGCATGACTGCTGTCAGCGCGCTTAAAGCACAGTCTGCCGTAATGGGTTTATCGACAGCCGTCTCTGCCGTAGCGTCTGTCGCAGCGGCAGGTCTTGCCGTTGGATTGGGAAAGGTCGTTAGCGAAGCAATCGAGATGGAACGCATAATGACTGACCTTCGCCGAATTACCCGGATGCACGTCTCTGATATTAACTCGCTGTCTAAAGCGTATCTTGAGATGTCAGCTACCTTACCGATGTCCGCAGCAGAACTTGGAAACACTGCTGTTGAACTTGCTCGTCTCGGTGTCCGTGGAATGGACGCATTGAAACAAGGTGCTCTTACTGCCGCGAAGCTGTCTAAAACGACAGTGATGTCTGAAGCTGAATCTGCTATCGCTATTGGTCGTATCTCAAAAGTATTCGGGATGGACCTGACGAAGAATGCTGATAAAGTTGCGTCTGCTATGGTTAAGGTAGCGACGACTACGACTGCTACTGCTGACATCCTCGCTAAGACCACAATGAGGATGGGTGGTATGGCTCGTCAGATGGGATTCACTGCTCCTGAAGTCATCGGTCTTGCCGGTGTAATCAGGGACCTCGGTGAACAGCCGACCGTTGCTGCTACACAGATGATTAAATTTATGACGATGATGTC